CTATTTCGATGGCTTGGCAATGGCGCCAATTCGTCGATATACGCGCTCGGTAATGTCTCCTTTGGTGTGTCCCAAGAGTAGGCTCGCATCGCCGACGTCGAGGATTTCCGACGCCGCTTTCGGCCTGATGTCTCTGAACTGGAAGCCTCCGATTTTCTCAGCCAGCTGAACATCGCCTTTTTCTTCAGCTTCTTTCTTGGCCCTTTCTCTGGCGTCGTCCCATCGATCGCGAAGCATCTTCGCGGTCATCCGCTTGCCGCGTGCGCTCACGATCAAATAGCTGCAAATGTGCTGAGCATTGCGCTCGGCCATTTTCCCGATCAACAGGCCCAGACTGTTTGGCTCATCACCGTCAGTCATCTGGATACGCAGCTTTTTGTGTGTCTTGTTCTGCTGCACACCCAAGTAATTTCCCTCGACATCGTCCTTCCTCATGACTAGGACATCTGCCGGTCTTTGCCCGGTCAAATAGGCCAAGTCCATCGCGTCCTTCAGCTCTTGAGCTGCCTTCATGTAAACAGCATCCCAAACCAAATCATTTGCGTAATAGTCCCTCGGCGTTTCCTTGTTTTTTCGCACGCCCTGGCAGGGATTTTCTTTGGTCGTCAGTCCCCATTCTCGAGCAATGTTGAAAACGTGGGAGAGGGTTGCAATCTCGCGATTCGCGCGAACCTTGGCGGTCCGCGCGTCGCGGTACCCTGCGATAGTTGCTGGGGTGATTGAGTCGATGGGAGCGCTGTCGAACATGGGCCGAAGCTGCTTGATCTCCGCCAAGTTGTCCTTCTGCGTCCGTGCCGCTTTCTTCGATACGATGTCGCGGATATATCGGTCGAAGATGCCTTTCATAGTGCGCAGATCAAGCGGCTTTTCCTTCGCCTCCAGCTCCGCCCATTTGACCCGGGCCAAGTCCAGATCCTTGCCCAGCGGGATCGCCTTGCCTGTCATATCCAAATAGTAATAGGCGATCCAAATCTTTCCGCTTTTTCGTGTTCGTGTCCACTGGTACATCCGAGGCGGCAAGCTGCGTGTGTCGGCCTTGCGGGGGCGCATATCAATTCACTCGCGAGTAGTCTGGTGTCCATACCGGTGCAGCCGGCGGCGGGTTCGTATCGGCAATCGTAGGGCTGATCATGCCCAGCTTCATGCGGGCATACATGCGGCCCACTAGAGGGCGCTTGCCGCGGCTTTCGACGAACACCCACTGGCGATCAATCAGCCAGCGGCGCTGGTAGGCCCGGGCCTTGTAGCCGGTGAGGGCGGCCAGTTCCTCCTCGGAGAGGATTTCTGTTTCCATTGTGATGCTCCATGCCGCGCGTGGCGTCAGAAGGTGGTTGATATCGGGTGGTTACGCTTGGGCTACAGTTGATCGATGAGCAACTGATGCGGAGTATTCGGATGTTCAATAAGCATCCCGAGCAAAAGCACAGCCGGACGGTATTGGGGGCGCTCGGTGCCGCACTCCTGACGCTGGGAATATTTCTGGTCGTCACCGATGCCGTTGGTGGGTTTATTTTCGTCGTCGCGGGAAGCGGCCTTGTCATGATGGCGTGGGTGGCGAGTGAGCGAACATTCGAGAAAGTGCTGCGAGCGCTGAACTGGTTATGAGTGAGTGGATCCCCGCAGCACGGCCGCACACGGGCAGGTTGTTGAGTTCGGTGATGTGTTATGGGTACTGGCGTTTAATGCGATCGGCGATGCCTTCGAGCTTTTCCGCCATGTACCGCATGTCGTTGTTATCGCGGCGGGAGACGACGCCCGATCGCCCAACGTTGCGACCGTCGATGATCCAGGCTGCTTAAAGGGTGATTGCGGATTCGAGCCGACGCCGAAGCCAGCCTGAGTGTGGGACAACCTTCATCGCCACGGCCCCCTGCAGATCAGGGAGGCCATGTAGAGCTGGCAAAGATCATGGCGTCACCTCGCGGCGCGCCCACTGCACGTACGGGCCATCGTCCGTGTCGAAGATGCCAAGCAGGAACCAGCCATCGGCTGACGGCGTCTCTGGCTCCCACCCCAGGCAATGAGCCGCATCGTCTTCCCAGTAGGGATGGGATTCCAAGGCGGAGTCCATTTGCGAGCCAGTTACCTTCAGCCCTTGGGCTTCGAGCCATGATCGCCACGCATCTGCGTCTTCGTCGAAGTCTGGAATGTTTGGGTGATACCAGTACCCGTCTTCATCGCGCACGACATCGACGGGGCCAATCAGTTTTTCTTCAGGCATGACTTCGTCCTTGCCGCTATAGCGGCTGACTTTGAAGGGGGAGTAGTGAATGTGGGATAATTCAAATGATGGGAGCGAAGCTTTTGCTGATTGATACGTCGCCACAGCCACTACAGGAGACTGTGACTTTCACGCTGCTACACTTAATCCATTAGGTAGCGCCAGCATGTTGGGTTACCGCACGCTTGAATGACCGCTCTTTCATCGGCAGGGTTGTACAAAAACTTTGTCCCTTTAGGGACACTAAAGTTATGCATCGTGAAACCACCTGGTATATCTGGCGCGCTAAATCCAACAGGGGCTTCGTCGACATCTTTGGTGGTCTCTCCTTCAACCCACCCCTGTTTTTTTAAGTGGTCTATGTCATGTTGGGACAGACCTCCTGCACGAATTGGATTCCAGTTGAAATCTATTACTCCCATATTTTTCATGATCAGCTCCAATTACCTAGACATTGGCGGTCTAGTTTCGCCACTACGCAATTGGAGGTATAGCTGAAAAAATTGTTGGGGTCCTTATCCTGCAATCTCCAAAGATACCGGATTATGGGCATTCACAACCGTCATGCCGAGGCGTTCAGCGATCAGCACTTCGAGGCGGGCGCCCTTTGAATGCTCCCAGCCCGGGAGCGTGGCCACGGTGTCGCAGTCCATCAGGGCGGCGATGTCTCGGCGCATGCAGTCATTCTAGGAACCGCCGTCAGGGTTGAGCTCGGCAGAGTTGGTGACGGCGTGGCCGGCGTCGCGGAGGTTGGCGGTCATTGCGGCGAAGGCGGGGAAGTTGAGGCCGGGCAGGCCGGTCATTGGCCCGCTGAGGTAGATGCGCTTCATGCTGCCAGCTGCTGTTGTTCCTGGCTCAGCGCAGCCTGGACGGCCTCGACAACTCGACGCAGGTACGTGAATTTATGATTTTCCTCGACAGCCTTTCCGTCGAGTGGGTAGTGCCATTCCTCGCCGAATAGCTCTGTCAGTAACCTGCTTTGATGCCAGCACTCGTTAGCGCTCTCTATGCCGCGCAGCTCGTCGATGTCGCGCCAAAGCTCTCGGGCTTCGTCTTTACTCAGCTCGCCCAGCTCCCACTCATGGCGCCCTGTCTGTTGCCGGCGGCGCTGAACGATGCACTTCTTGGCCAGAGCGTGAAGCGCGTTACCGCTGAACACGGTGGGGCTGATCCCGCGATCCAGGCAGTTGAGGATGTAATTCCAGTCGCAGTCGGCGACAAACTCCGCGACGGTGCGCGGGCCCATGCCACCCCAGTAGGCATTCCAGCTGTTGTACCAGCAGTTGATCGTGATCTTGCCTTGGGCGGTCTGGTAGTTCGGATCAGACTCGGTCGGGCAGTTACGGCGCCCGAAGTCTTCGAGGAAAACCGTGATCGGATCAAGCCGTGGAGCGCCGGTGATCACCAGTTTCGTAACAGTCGAGCAATCAACCTTCAGCGGCTCGGCCGGTTTGTTTTCTGTGCGCATGGGGATACCTCGACAGGATGGCGTTTTGCCTTCACTAAGGTTAGGGTTGGGCAACGTTTGCTTCGTGCAGACGATGAAAAATTACGATTTTTTTGGAGTTATCTAATGTTCGAAGCTGTAGATGTGACGCGAGAAGTAGTGAACCTGCCTGGTCAACGACTCCTGACTTTCAGAAACAGCATCATTAATCTTGATGATGTCTCTGAGATTTTGAGAGACCCAAAAGCGCCAAATTACAAGATCGTATTCATATTCAAGAACGGAAGGGAACGAGAGTACAGCTACGAGACAAGGGCTGAGCACTCTCTGGCTCTGAATTGGTTGGATCATTCTATTGAAAAGAATTTGCTGCGTCTGGAGCTCACTTCAGACTGTTTTGCAAAGTGGGATCGATATCGAATCGATGAAATTAACCTCCTGTCTAAGCAGCGGACTTAAGCCGCTCCGACTATCAAGGGTCATTGGCTTGGGCCAGCACGCCCATCGGCTGTGGGCTGACGCTGTTGGAACCTGCTGGTTCTTGTTGAAGGCTTGCGGTCGGCGCCGTGGCTGATGAGGTGCCTAACGCTGACTAAAGCTTACGCTGGGCTCAACTCACAAAAAAAGTGGGTAGCGAGAGGACGGTCAATATTTGGATTCGAAAGATCCGATATTCTCTTGATGTGATGGAAACAATACATAAAAATTAATACTTCGGGATTCTAGAGTACTGATGATGGAAAAGGCGGAAGTGGAATTTGAGCTCCGGTCAAGGGTGCTTTTTATTGATACAAATATCTATTTTGCTAATAATTTTCAGTTTTTAACGAAGGACTTCGAAAGCCTCACTCGACTGTTGAACTCCGAGGAAATTACGCTTTTATTTACGACGGTGACAATTGCTGAAATTGAGCGGCATTTAAAGGCGGAGTCGACTAAGGCGGTCAGTGCTGCGCAGTCATTTCAAACGAAAGGAAAAGTTCTTCGTAATTTGCCGTTGTTTTCAAGTTCCATTATGTTTGGTGATATTGACTCGAGAGTAGTTGAGGCCACGCTGCGTGATCAATTTACGAGCTTTATGTCGGCGTCAAATATTGAAATTGTATCGTTGGAACTGGCGTCCGTTGAGGAGGTGTTTAAGAGGTATGTTTCGGTGCTCCCACCATTTTCTGAAAAAAAACCTAATGAGTTTCGAGATGCTTTTGTTTTAGGTGCATTAAAAGCATATGCCGTTCAGAATGATGTGCGGATACATGTGCTGAGCGATGATAAAGATATGCAGGATTTTTGCGTCGACGATCCTGATCTCTTTTGGTCAGATAAGCTTGGTGAATTTTTAAATGCGGCTATTCATGTGGAGCGGGGGACGCCCGCGATCTTTGCTGATGCAGCATTTGCTGTTGTTAAGAAGCATGTGTTTTCTCTCGTTGATACATATTTACATGATCAGGACTTCGGGGTGCTTCAGGAAAGCGAGTATAACTATAGATATATCTCGTGTGAAATTCAGGATATAGTTGCTGTCAATGTTCGTATTTTATATGCTGACCGAAAGTCTGCTAAATTCGCTATTGATTATGAGTTTGAAATTCAATCGGTTTATCTTCGCAGTGAACCTGTGTCAGAAACTTCTAGAGGTCAGCATGTTGAAATTCACAAATGGGAAGAATGTTATAAAAAAATTGCCGAGGTAACTGCTGATCTAAAGTTCTTCGAAGGCGATGTAAGCAGTGTTGTGCTTGAGGATTGGGATTGCAGGCTACCAAGTGGCGATATTCTGTGGGAGGACGAACGCATTAGCCAAGTCACTACGAAGTCGTAAACCTTTGATGCCCTCATGCATTGAAAGCTGAAATCAGGCGCCTGCCTAGCCAGGAGACGACCTTTACAGCTTTGCTATTTCCGAGGGATTTGTAGCGAGGAGCGTCAGGACATTTGTCTGCTGGCTTTCCGCACCATGGGATCTGTGTGTAGTTATCGGGAAAGCCTTGGCAGCGTTCCCATTCGATTACGCTGGTTCTGCGGACGCCGTCGGGCTCCAGCACATATGCCTCTCGGTCATCGAGAGAGCCTCCCCCTTGTGCCGTGAGAGTAGGATGAACTGCGAGCTTCTCTGGCCATCCCGGCGGCCGATCCCTGCGAGGGCCTTCGCGCTCAAAAAGTACCTCGGTGGGATCGAATCCGTCTCGAGCACTTGCGACAACGAACACACGGCGGCGTCGTTGGGCCAGGCTGAAATATTGGGCGTCCAGGATCCGCCACGCGATTGTTCTTTTGGGTCCATACACACAACCAGCGTCCGGCCATTTCTTCCCTGAAGGCTGCAGTTCGCAGTCTTCCCCAGCAAGCGCGCCAAG